ATTTTCTTTTTATTTGCTTCTTTTTCTGCGGCAACTGCATCTTCTTCTTCAGCAGTTGGGTCTTCTTTACCTGTTGCTTCTTCTGCATCAGATTCCCAGTTGTTGTCTAGGTAGTTGTAGAATTTTGATTTTTCTTCGGGAGTTTTTAATTCTTTTGGATCCTGAATGCCAAACTTCTTTAATGCCAAACGGTAAAATTTCTTATATGCACCACTTTCTTTATCTGGTTTCTTGTCTTCACCTTCATTGTAAAGATTCATTGCGATATATTCTTTCATCTCAGAAAGCCGTTCGTTCATTTTATCATACAGAACAAATTGAGTTTGAGAAACTGCTTCTTGCATTTCTCCGTTTAAGACATTTTCAATTATTTTTTCAGTAATCATTGATTATTTCCTATTATGCTTTCTTATTGCAAAAGTCCAAGACTTTATAATAACTTTCTTCTGTTTCTGAGAGCATATCTCTCAAAATGGTTTGGTTGTCGCCGTTTAATTGATCATGAATTTGAATGATGCTACTTGCATCTTCTGGCAATATATGTATATTTTTCGAATCTTTGAGGGTGTATATTACCCCATCTTCTAGTGAATATGCTTCTTTGATTGCATCAATAACATTACCTTCATTTATAGATGCTTTCATGTCTTTTGCTAGATTCTTTATCATTACTAATGTGTCGTGATGTCTTCCTCCAACCAAATTCACAGAGATAGTTTTTCCTTTTATGGATATATTATTATTTTTCAGCCCCATGTGCTTTAACGCAACCACAAATTCTTTGGCATCTTTTGTTGTTTTGAAGGTATAACCAGATGGGAAGAATTTTGCACCTCTAAGTTCTTCTAGGGGTTCGGCCTCTTCGGCGACTTCATCGCTGTCAATTTCTTTATCAGAATCAGATAACAAATCTTGAGAAATGTTTAAGTTCTTATCTATGATAGACGTGGCTAATCTTTCTCTCATTTCATCCGCAAATGCAGAAGAAAATGCTTCTTTATCTTTACCTATGATTGATGCTAACATGTGGTCAATATTGCTCATCTTCTTGTCCTTCTTCTACTGGTGGTTGTTCTGCCAATTCTTTTTGAATTTCTACATCCATTTTTGTTATTTCTTCTTCTGTTTGGTGTAAGATATTTCTTCGCACCCAATCAACAGAGTAATACTTACCTATATATTCATCCGCTTGGCTTAGCAATTCCATTCTATCTCTCATAATTTCCGATTCTTTGAGTTCTGAAAAATATGAATCTTTATTATATTCAAAATACACATCAGGCTCAATTGATTTCCAATCTTCTTCAGACATAATACCCTTTAAAAGTAATTGTGTCCTTAATAGTTGAAGGAACATATCAGTGAATCTCATTCGTATTTTATCGATAAACTTTTGAAATTTTACTTCATCTCTTGTAATTTCCGCAGAACGGCCCATATTGAATCCGTTTTCTGCCTCCATTCGCGAAATTGGAACATTCAACGAACGATATACTTTCTTGAGTAAATAATCTACATCTTCCATTTCACCAAGATTTTGCCCACCATCAAGGGTGGTAATCTCTGTTCCTCGTCCACCTTCTTTTCGTGGTAGCCAGAAATCTTCTAGCATGTGTAAATGGTCACGGCCGTCTGTGATTGCGCCGGTCGTTGCATCATAAGTTACTTTATTTCTGTATCGGTTCATCAAACCTTTAAGGTATTGTTCTGCTTTTTGTTTTGGCAAGTTACCAACATCGATGTAGAATACTCTGCGTTCTGGTGCGCGAGAGATACGGTATATAACAACCGCATCTTCGATTTGCCTAAGCATATTTAATGGTCTGATTACTTTTTGCAGATAACCAACAATTCGTTTTGTGTTTGAATCTACAACACCAGAATGTGTATAACAAATAGAATCTGGTGCAATTTTGATGCCAGATGTTGATGTTGGGTTTAATGAATTTTTAGATGTATCAGTGTAAACATAAAATTCTTCCACACTCTTAACAAAAGGAACTCTATTTGTCCCTATATGTTGCTGTTCTTTTTTAACTTTTTGAATTTTCTTAATATTTGTGGGATTAATTGGCCGAAGTTCTTTGATGCCCTTTTGTGGCAGTTCGTTATCAATGATGATATGATAATATAATTTACTATCCACATACCACCTTCGGAAAATATCATAAGAATTCTTATGGAATTTGAGTAATTTTAAAATATTATCATATTCGGAATACATTTTATTTTTGATATTATCAGACAAATCAACTCGTTCTAAGTCGAGTTTAATTGGTTTTCTATCTTGGTCTAAAATGATTGCTTCATTCACAATGTCTTCGATTGCTTGGTCTACTTCTGGGAATAGAGCCATATTACGAAACTGCTGAATGAGTCCATTTTCATCCTTAACAGAACCAGCGAAGTCCATCATTGTGCCGAAGACTCCGCCGGATTCTATTGTGAATGTTCCATCATACTCGTCTGGAGCAACGAAGGATTTTTCGTTTGTTTTGTTTATTGACTGCCCAATTGCGTCAGTCGGTTTCTTCTTCCCTATCGAGAATCCAAAAATATCTATTGGCATAATATAATTTCCTTATGGTGAAAGTTCACTGTACTTTATATTTATATGATTTTTACGGCGCCAAGTCGACTCCGCCTTCCAACCAATCATATGCGAATGTTACAGTAAATTCTGCAATTGTGTCTGAAGAATCATAAGTTAATGCAATTTCACTTACAACGGTTGGCCATGCACTTTTCATTACAACATGGCGTTTAGTGTCTCCAAGCATATCAAGTTGGCCAACCGTCCAATCTCGGAACATCGTACTTGATGAATCTAAGTTGACCCCAGACCCGACAGCAAAGGCCGGCCCGGGAATATTCTTAGGATGATCATTAAATCCAGCATTCCATTTCCAAAACTCATTATAAGCGCCCGCGCGGGTCCCAGTTGCAAAGGTATCGTAAAATGTACATGTCCATTCTTCGTATGTTCTATCTCCTGGAATTTTTACAACTCTGCCTCTAAACGGAACACGCATAATACCAACAGTTACTGCCGGCATAGATGTTGCTCTACAAAGTAAACCAGTTGTTGAAGCATCAATTTGCTTACCAGTTGGACCGAGTATTCCAGAAACCATATACCTATTCGGTCGTGATCCGCCATCAAAATTGGCTTTAAAATTATCAACATTCATCTTACTTGGCGCTGCCATATTTATTTCCTCTCTTTATTAAAATTCCTATACTTTATGTATGTATATTATTGTATTTTATTCCAAATCATCCGCAGTATTTTTATTTACAAACCGAATTCTAATAAAGTTAATAGATTTAGTCGGTTTGATGAAAATATCTGCAACAAAGTTGTTTGAGTCAATAATGCTTGATGTGTTATTGGACTCATCACACACTACTTTATAATCATAAACACCTCGTCTTGATTGTATAGATCGCAAGAACGGTTCAACTGCATTTACAAAAGAACGTCTAGTATCTTCATCGTTCAGTTCAAAGAGTTTATCTCTTGCAGCTGCACCTATAGTTTTCTTTAGGTGAATAAACAATCGAGAAACATTAATTCTACTTAATGTGCTGCTGGATGATGCTTGTGTTTTATCTCCAAACAATACTGTTCCTTCGCCTGGGAAGGTAACAACTGGGTTAATCTTTGCATCATACATTGTATCCATTTCAGCATCTGTTGGATTGTCCCAAAGTCGCACAGTACCTAAAATTTGTCCTCGTTTAAATCCAGCGGGTGACCACCAAGGGTCTGCAACTGCATCTGTTCTTGCCATACACCCTGCAACATCCGCTGCGAGTGGTGTTTTAATTAAATCATCTAATGCATCTTCTCGAATTCCTCTATTTATTCCAAGATGTTTTTTATATCCGTGTACTGTAACATTGAATTCGTCTGCTGTTTGATTAGATGATTTCGCCGCGGTATCAGCAAGTGTTGTCGGACAAACTGCAATACAGTCTTGTCTGAATGATGCAATATTCGATGTGTAAGAAACATGGTCACCAGTCGCTGCAAATACCAAATCAAGTGGAATTTGCTTATCGTGGAACGGAGTTGACGATGTGGTGAAACTTGTATTTTCAATACTTCCTGTGCCACCAACAATCAAAACACCACCATATTGTAGATAGTTATGTGCTGCCCACCATTCGTTTTTCCATGCACCAGTTGGTCCTGAGGGCCATCGTGCAAAAGTACCACCCGCATACATTGTACCTGCGGTTGCCGCAGTACCAGCTGTGTGAAAGAATGGCATTCCATCATGTGAACCGCCATTAGTAACGCCTGATGCACTCCATCCACCGTGGGCTAAGGTTTCTGTGCTGTTTAATCTTGCAATCCATTCATTTACCGATGATATCGTCATTACACCAGTTTTATATTCTGCTGTAGTTCCCAATGCATACGGCAGTCCACCAAGACTAACCATCCCTGCTCTTGTTATTGAACCTGATTCTGAAAAGGGAACAACAAAACTTTGATCTTCTACTAATACTGTTATATTTGGTCTTGCCATTTGAAATATTTCCTCTTATTAAGTCATTTTATGTTATGCAATCATTAAAAAATGCAAAATTTTACATTTCTTTTATTTTATTTTTCACATTATGTATAAAATTGTAATATTTCAGATAGGAAACCACCTATCGTCCCCATCCCACTCACCTTCTTCTGCTTCATCTACAACAAATCCAAATGGCATCAAATCATCCTCAATTTCTCTAATTTGGTCTTCATATATTTGAGTTCTGACATCAGAATTTGTCAATGATTTAAAATAATCCTGTCTTGTCATCCACGCAAACAATACCAATGCCATCACCAAGTCATCTGTGTGTCCATCATCTGCTTCAAATGAGTTCTTCTTGGCAACAAAGGTAATCAGTTCGTTAATGATGTCCATATCTTCTATGATAAATTTGTCTTCCTCAATAAGACTTTTCAATAAAGAACATCCAAGTTTCTTCACCGGCACAGTAGTACGGACACCCAATTGTGATTGTGACCTATTACTACCAAATCCACCATTCATCACCTGACCTGCACGACCCCTATATGTGGTCATCAATACATTTTCATATTCTAAATCCTGATGCAAAATGTCTGCAACTTGTCCCCCGATGTCGTTAATTTCAATCAAAACCCCCGCAGTATTGTATTTTGTCGCAATTGCACGAATAACAGTAGGATAAACCATAGGGGATACTGTGTTATTCCTATATCGTGCCACTAGTCTATATGGCATCTCAGTCGTATCCACAACAATAAATGCACTATAATCTTTTCCTTGCCCCCTTGCAGTATCTACTGTGATGAAATAGTCATTGTCTTCTTTTGGTTCTTCATATATCCATAGTCCATCTGCATCTTTACTTTCGGGTGTTTCCCAATTCATTGTGCGAAGTTTTGCAGAAGAAATCAGAGTGTTTTGACTACCCAAGAAGTCGCAAATGAATTCTTGTTGGAATTGCTCTGCACTTGTATTGGCAATAGTTTCTTCTTTCCATTTTTCATCTCGTAATGGACCACCAGGATATTGTGGTACTTCATCCCACTGAACTTCAATTGGAATGTAATCGTTCTTGCCTGATTCTCCTGGTTTCTTCGTTGCACCCTTCCAATAATAATAGAACATATTCAAACCGTTTGGTGTTGAAATCATAATCACTTTGGTTTCTTGTCCCGCGGAAATTGTCGGATATACTGAATTGAAGAATTCTTCGGCAATATTGGTAGGGACATGTGCGAATTCATCAAGTAAAATTGCGTTGTATGAACCACCACGAATAGCACTGGATGATGTAGATGATGCAATAATCCTTGAACCATTTTCAAGTTTCACTGATGCTTTGTTCCACTCTACAATCCCCTGTTGCAACCAAAGTGGCAAATATTCGTATGTGAGTTGTAATCTGCCGAGAATATCTTTCGCAACCGCCTGCTTGTTTGCAAGAATAGCAACATTCATATTCTGATTAAACATAATATAGTGTAGCATGTACGCAACCATCGTAGTGGACTTACCTGACTGCCTAGGGAGTTTTGCAATAGTGAATCTATTTTCATGAACAGTTCGTACCATGTCATCTTGAAAGTCATATAAATGAAACGGAACAAGTCCTTCGTCCAATGAAACAACCTTGATATACTTCTCAATAAAGTAAACAGGGTCTTTGGCACATTTCATATATTCAATCACCTGTTCTTCAGTGAATTGAATATCAATACCAGCCTCTTTTAGTTGTTTGTTTCCTAAATAACCTTGTTGTTTATTGCTCATCTACAATCTCTGTATCAATAATATCACTCGTCATTGCTTTTGTTCGACTTCTTTCTTGATTGATTAAGTCTTGCAAGTCACTGGTTGAACCAACATAAATTGATTGGTTGGTTGTGTTATTGATATTAATTTCTTCTTTGTTAATCTCTTTGACTTTCTTATGCAAGTCTATCAAGTCTTTGTTCACTTCTGAAACTGTTTTAATCATCTGTGCGGCCACTTCATACGCTCTTGGTGCATCACCTTGCGTTGCAACATTTAGAATCCCATCAATGGCATCTTCACCTTGTTTAATGAGTTCTTTCATGTTCTTGCGAACCAACCAATAATCTTTTTCGCTGTCAACCGCATCCACTTCCACTTCTCGTATGTGGGATGGTTTCTCGATTTGCTTTGGTTCTTCTGTTTTAAATTCTATATCTAATGCTTCTGATAGTTTTTCGTCTATCGACTTTTTATCACTCATAATAATATTCACCATAAATTTGATTACCGGCCGTGTAACCTTCTCCAGTATAACCGCCAGTAATTCCTATTCTCAAGTCATGCGTTCCAGTAACAGGATAGTTGAATTTCTCTGCACTTCCGAAAATATCAATTTCAGATTGAAGAATAATCTTTCCTGTCTTGACTGGACCATACATATATGTCTTTGCACTAAATTCAAACGAAGATGTAAGATTTCGTCTTGTATCAAACGCACCTTCATAATCTTCTTCAGTGGTCACGCCATTCAACACAAATGGCACATCAACTTTCTTATTAATATCATTTATATTAAATGACACAACAAATTCTGGACTAAAATAAGGCAAAATCTGTTCGATAATTTGTAAATTGTCGTCTTGATTTCTAGTAAACGCATAGAGTCCGAAGGATACGATGTATGGGACTTCGTTGTAGTTATATGAATAACTTAGCCCATCAGCACTAATTGCTTTTCTTTTTCTAAGTTTATTTGTTTTTCTTGCAGGATCATATGCAAAACCAGTAATTTCAAACCCGATTCGCGGCAAAGTAATTTGTACTTTTGAAGTATCTGATATACTGCTACTTTCTTGAATCCTTCTCAAGAACTTTTCTTTTGGCCCATATGAGAGAGGAACACGAATAGTTTCTTTAGTTGTTCCGTCTGGATTCTTTCTGATAATTTTAATATCATTAAACAAAGAACCAAATCCAATTACTAATTTTCTAATTGCTTCATTGTAGAATTGTGTAAACATTAGTAACCTGCCTTATATCCTTGTTCAACAAGAGTATTCCATTTTTCTGTATTTGGAACTGCCATCTTTCTCGTACCATTCATATTTAGGTATTTGATGCCTTTCTTTGCTTCCCTAATTTTATTTAAGTGTTTCAATAATTTCCTTCACTGAAAGGATCCGTTTCTGTAAAGTCAAAGATGTCGTCTTGGTCTCGGAGCAATTCAAAATCTTCATTATCTCCAGCCGGTGCATCGTCTTGGGGTTCATGTGGAATAATCACAGTAGTTGTTGTGGAACTGTTGAGTTCATATTCTGCACTAGATACTGCACCCTTAACTGTTTCACTTGTAGCAGTAGAAAGTGTTCCAACAACATTTGTAACTGTAAGTTTAGTTGTACTTGCATCCCAATCTGTAACTACCGCTGTTGCAGTTGCATCTGCCAGTGCCGCACCAGTTGAACCAAGAACTTGGAAGATTGATTCACCTTCAAAATAATTGATGTAGGTATCAGAACTTATTCTTGTCCCCACATCCAATTCAATAGCAAAGTATTTTCGTTCGTCTTCAACCTTATCAATTTCACTGTAGCCGGTGTCGATGACTTCTTGACTATATGTGAATACTTCACATGAGAGTTTATATGTAAAGAGTTTGCCTAATTGATAAAATGGATTTTCGTGTTCTACAAAATTAATTTCAAATACTGTATTGCTAAGTGGGAAGAAAATTAAATCCCCTTCTTTTGGCCGTGTAGTGTTTTCATAAGAGCCAACTGCTTCTTCAAATCGTTTACGAGAAACAACCAATTCCATTCTATCTTTTATTTGTATGCCAAATTTTGCAAGTACATCACCTTCACCTTCAAAACCATCCACAGATTGAATATACATTTCAATTTCATAACCATCATCAAATTTTGAAGTTGTATCTTCTCCAAATAATTTATCTTCGTCTACAAGTGTTCTGGGAATATATACCATATCCCTTCCCATCGTTTGAATCATTTCGATGGTTAGGTCTTCTACCATATCCTGTTCACCAGCGTAGTCTTTGAAATAGGGATTGCGAGCCATGTATTATCCTGTCATAAAGTCGATTGGGTATTCGTAGGTTAGTCGTAGTTCTTCTTCAAGTTTTTCAATCTCCTGTATTGCTTCTTGCGATATTTCGCCACCTCGTAGTTGAACTCCACCCGGCAATTGAACCCCTTCAAACTTTGACATATTTGCACCCCATTGTTTTTTAATGAGTGAGGTTAAGTATTTCTTTAACCAAATATCATTGAACACTTCAGAGAATTGTGAAGATTCTATTCTCACATATGCTTCTATTAGGAAATATTTCCCTTCAACAATATCGTTAGTCCAATCTCCGTCAATGTTTAATTTATTTGTTATTTTATTGAATCGAATTATTTTTTCTGGTTGAAAGAAATCTTGAATCATGTTGATATATCGTTTAGTAGAATCATATCGCGCCAAACCCATACTAGAATTAAATCCAAGTCCACGATTAATACCAAAATAATCCATTAAAGCCATTTGATAACGAACATCAAACATATTAATATTTGCAAATTGTCCAAATTGGTGAATTTTAACAACATTTAAAATATCTTTACCAGTAATTTTGCTACCTGTTGCACCAACTGGTTGTCCGATAGATTCAACATCAACATATTTTCTTGCTTTATCCGTTGCAGTGATTTTATACGCAAATAGTTCCTTTTCTGCACCATCTGAATGGTATTCAGCAAAAAGTTCTAATGCTTCGTCTAATCGGTCTTCACATTGTTGCCTATCCACATTGATATCAACAACTGGTGAACCCAATTTCCGCAAAGAATAATCAATTATATCATCTCTAGATGCTGGTTTTGCCATTAAAAACTCCTATATCTCTAATATATGTATAAAGATATAGGAGTGGGGGAAAGCAACAAATACTATTCTTTGTTTTCTTCCTCTGGGTTTTCTGGCGGTTGTTCTTGTTTTCCTACGGCAACATCTAAATCGTGCATTACATCATAATCTATATTTTCGATGTAGTATTTTCGTGTTACTGGTTCTTCTGCTTCATCTGAAGTGCTTATTGTATAATTAGTAAATCCAGGCATTTGCAGAGGGCATGCGAGTTTAGGATAATCTAATTTTCCATATTCGTCTGCATTTGCAACCAAAAAGGTTTGTTTCCTATCACCACACCCACACCCACCACAAATATGTTTAGTAGGATCGGTAGTACTTTGATCTAAATATTCACAAGCCGGCAATTCCCCGCCAACATTTTCATTGCCAAAACAACTTAATACCCTTAATTGTTTGATTGGTTTATTAATCTTATTGTTATTGATATTTCTTGATGCTAATGCAACAGCAAAACTTTGCACCATACTAAATGCTTTTTTAATTCCTCGTTGGTTTGGATCCAGCGGTGTTTTTCTAAATTTTGGTTTGTCTGTCATAATATCTCCATAATAAAGTTTATTAAATTATACACTATAATATGTATGATGTCAAATAAAAATCATACAACTTTTAATAAAAGAGCCAGTCGTACATTATGTTCTTTGTCAAGTTCAGAAGCAGATACAACATCTGATGTCCACATGCTTGTGTTTAGTGATCCTATTTTGGTATTTTTTCTATTGTGTATATATGCAAGCGGTTTGGTGGGGGTTGTTCCCTCGACAAGTGTAGATGACCAATATGTTCCTTGCATTTCGTGAAATACGCCAGATGAACCCCTAGTAATATCAAGATTCTTAACATCAATCGAATCATAAGCATTCACATTAAATTCTTCACTCCATATCTCCCCATTATTTCTTTTTTGGGTTTTTGTCATCATAAATGCCAATAAGTTCTTACTTGGCACTACCAAGTTAAATCCTTTACCTATTCCGTTGATAGAAAAACCATTTCTAATTTGTTCAAACAAATTTAATGGTAATTTCATATTCCATGCACTATCCGCTTTTGATTTTTTTCTTTTATTAATTTTTAACTTGGCCATACTACCTTCGTGTAGGGAACTCAAACCATAATCAGATTCTAGAACAATAACCGCATATTGATTTTTAGCAAACGATCTAAAATCATTATGTTCTTCGTCTACAATTATAGATGATTGGACAATACCAGTTTTTGAATGTCCTAAAACTTCAACATCAGGATGAACTCCACTTCCATTAAATATCCCAGCATATCTACCTGCAATTCTATATTCTCCTTCTTGCCAAGACTCTACAGTACTTCTAGAAATTGTTCCGTCCTTTAAAAAGGTTTTTATCATATCAATTTCTGATGTGTGGCCACAATTATATGGTGATCCATCTTGTCGCAATCCCATAAAATATCCATGACAAAATTCTATAGAAGATAATTTACAACGGTATTCATTTCGATTAATATTTTCAACACATGCAGACACAATCCCCAACCCAGCCTGTTTCATTGTTTGATTATATCTTTTAATAAAATCTTCTTCAGGATTAGTTGCATTGTTTTGTATCAACAGATTATCAAACTTACTTTCTACGCCACTTCCACCCTGTGCTTCTGCGGTTTGATTGTTTGCATCGTTGCAATCCAGAATCTCTTCTGGATTAACAATATCATTACATGCCAATCCTCCTCCTTGATAATTGGCATAGATATTAGAATTGTCATTGCAATCATCACACGATTCCGATGCCGAATCACAAACACATTCATCTAAATCTGCACATTGTTGTTCGCTGCACACATTTCTACAGTCATATATACCATTGCCCTGATACACACAACAACTATTAGGATATCTAACATCCCACTTAGTGAGTACATCTTTTGCCGAAATTACTGTTTCTGGAACACCCGCGGCACCATTCGTACAAAAATTATAAACTTGTTCGAGCTCTGCAAATGCCGAACAATCTTCTGGTGACCATATCCCACCTATATCATTACATTGACATTGTGTTAGTTCTTTTAATCCTTCAAGACTTGAAGGAATCCAAGTTTGTCTATCAATAGAGTTTAAATAAGCATCATGATTATCAAGATTACTACACGCACAACAACATCCCAGATCAGACAATGGTGGGCATTCAACATCTCCAACATTTTCTGCATATTGCCAATATCCATCATCTGCAATACAATCATAAAACGATACTAATTCATCCGACTGTGTTCCATCGGGTAAACAGCAGACACCGAATCCAGTAAATAAATCTTCTTTAATATCAACGGCAGTTCTTATTCTAGATCTAAATTGAATACTCATGTTATATTATATATCCTTTTTTATTTAAAACATACATTTTGGATAGGGGCAATTTGGAAATTTACAATCCATCCAAACACATTCGCCATCAGGTAATTGAACATTTGTGTATTCATCTATTAAAATTTTTCTTGCCTCATCCTGCAAAATTTGTTGGACTTGTTGCCTATCCGGTTCTTCAAGGACACCCTCCGGCCGATCACATTCTTGGCACTCAGGACCGCACTGGCCGCAATTGCACGGGTAGCCAAGATCACAATCGGTCCCCGTACATTCAGGACAAGGGCCTACATCCATACCTTCATGACACTCAATTGGGCAAACATGCTGTTCCTTGATGCACGTTAAATAGTGATACTCATGCTGCGTGGCATCACACCAACCCACGTTCGACTCGCAACACGTGTTTGAAAGGGCCCAGGTAAGACACCAATGTAAACCACTGCGACACGCATGGCAGAGGATCGAGCTCCCAATGCACCCCATCACGTTTACCTGGCCTTCTATTGGCGGACAATCGGGGCCGGGCAAGCAAGGTAAGCAATCTTCGGGATTCGAGAATATCTCCCAGCACGGAATTCCATCGCTATCGCGAGGATAAGCTCTACATTGATCCAAGCGGCCGCAATCAAAACGATCATACCCATCTTTAAATCCACTTGGACAGCAATCACCCCTACAAGTGCCGCGTATCCAATCCCCATCGCAATCACCTTCACCACAGCATTCCCTCCCATCTTTACAAGGACAGCAGGTTACAAAACGGGGGTTTACATCGCGAGGCACCCAGAACCAATCAGCGCAATCATAATCACCACAAGACACACACATATCATCAGAACCTTCACAAACTCCTGGATAACATGTTTTTCGATAATGGAACGTACCTCCACGCTGATGACATGCATGCATATCTACGACTTCGCAAGGCTCGTAATCAGGATGTTGCTGGCAACAAGCGCCTGGCGGGAATCTGCACGTCTCGCAATCTAAATTATTTATACCTACTGCAAAACATTCTGGAATCTCATTACCATCCTCATCAAAACAATTACATGTGTACACACCATCGCCTCGATCGTCCCAGTCATCACAAGTCGAATCTTCCCACGGGTAGTCCGTTACTCTACAACACTTATCATTATCACACCCCTCACCACCATCTTCAACACCACAATCACTAGAACCTAAATGAATTATCCCACCCAGGAGGCCACAATTATCCCAAGGATCCCACTCATCAATATCACTAATCCACACACATTCTCCTGCTAAACAGCAAGATACATCAAATGTCGGTGTTGTGCATGTCTCATCCCCGCAGGCTGTGGCACCCAAATAGCTCCCACCATCATCATTGCAGTGAGCCTCAGTCTTATAGCCACAGGTCATGTCTTGGTACGGACCTTCACAACACGCACCATGTTGCATCGATGCATCGAAACAACCCAACGCACCATCTACATCAAACTCACATGCTGGGCAACATGCTGGGCAAGTTCCAATCTGATCGGCGCAAGTATATGAATTCCAGTATTCCTCGGTGCAATATCCGTCACCCTCTCCCGGCGTACAGGGCCATGGTGTACCACCAGCAACCGCACATTGACCATTGTCTAGGTTATCTAGACATGTGCCGTTAGGCAAACAGCAAGGGCCCTTTAAGCTTATATCACCCATTATATAATACTCCCATTAATCATTTGGTGAACAACATGCAGTATATGGACCTTGCCACCCAAACAGCAAGCGCCCACATTTGAGCCTCTACTTGACGATCTTTCTGTCTTATCGTCCTTAATTGTATATTTATCCTTCATTATAAGTCCTCTCTACAAACAGGATATGGGCAATCTGCTCCAACACATTCCATCCAAAC